GTATGTGGCCGTTGGCGGTTATAACGGCGGGCGGCGTGGCGGTTATAAAAAAGCAAACAACCCTAACCTACAGAGGTGACAATTCGACCGAGCTTTATAAATATCAAAAAAAATTCCCGGAGGAAAAAATGGGCGTCAAATGGATTCATAAAGACGGTTATTCGAGACCTGATAAGCGCACATTGCCTAAGAAAGGAGGTAAGAAAAAATGAAAGAGAAAAAACCTGAGTTTCCTTCATTGGTTGAACAGGGAAAAAATCTTGCCAAGTCTGTAAAGAATGTTGCGAAGGATGCAATTAAAGGGGGACCCGTTGTTGCCCCATTTGAAGTTGTAAAAAAAAGACTGAAGACTTGTAAAAAATGTGAGTATTATTATGAGTCTGCAACGGACCAGAAATTCGATAGATGTTCTGCATGTGGATGTGTCATAATAGCTAAGACAAATCTAGCATCTTCAGAGTGTCCCAAGGGGAAATGGGGTAAGTGGGAAAGTGAATAATATTATTCCCAACACGATTGTGGACGGGTTTTTTGATGATCCATATCAAATAAGAGAGTTTGGATTGCAATCTGCACAACACACTGAAACTGATAGAAATCAAGTATCATATAGGGGACAAAGATCAGAGTGTCTCTCTAAAGTACATCCAGTTTTATTTGATCAAATCAATAAAAAAATTCTAAGTAGTTTTTATGATTTAAGTAAAGAAAACATTTCATGGAAGTCTAATATCAGATATCAACTTACAGATGAATCTTTTGGATATGGATGGGTTCATACTGATTATTTTGTACCTTCATTATTGACAGGAATCATTTATTTGAATCCAGATACATCGTTAGATTCTGGTACAAGTTTATATCGACCGAAGAATTTAGTTGCACATACATTGCACGATGATGTAAAAAGAAAAGCTAATATAGATCTACAGTTTAGACAATCTGATTATTATTTTAAGTGTAGAGAGGAAAATAATAATCAGTTTGAAAAGATATTAACAGTAAATAATCTGTTTAATCGAATGCTTGTATTTGATTCTCGTTATTTTCATTGTGCAGATCGTTTCTTTGGAAATACTAGAGAGACTAGTCGATTGACCTTGGTTGTGTTTTTATATGAATTATTTGTGAACCAAACTCCGATTACAAGAATACGTTCAGTTTAAAATAAATAATCATGTTGAGCACGGATGATACGGTGCAAAAGATTTACCACATATACGCAAAAAATAAGTGTTTGTTCCATTCAATCGATGAAGAGGAATTCCAAGTAACATGGAATACTCTGAATCGATTGGTTGGTTTAATGAAAACTGATTACTCTGTCAATGATCTTTCCTTTGAGGAATTGTTTGTCAATAAAGAAGTAGTGCTGAATTCTTCTCATTGACATCACCATATATACATGGTAAAATTGATCTGAAAGTTATTTTCTCTTATGGCAAAAGGATTTACTGTTAAGGCTCCTGCTCCAAAGGTACAAGAAGCCGAGTGGGACTATGATAAAATTAAAGAAAGAATGCGTGGGAAGTCAATTGTATTCTGTCTTCCTGGACGTGGTTGTTCATATCAGTTTCTGAAGTCATTTGTACAACTGTGCTTTGATATGGTACAGAATCAAATGAGTATTCAGATTTCTCAAGATTACTCATCGATGGTGAACTTTGCACGTTGTAAGTGCTTAGGTGCTAACGTACTTCGTGGTCCTAAGCAGATTCCCTGGGATGGTAAACTGAACTATGATTACCAACTGTGGATTGATAATGACATCGTGTTTAACACAGAAAAGTTCTGGCAACTCTGTGATCTGGCTCTGAGTGAAGACAGCGAGGGCAATCTTGTTGACAAAGAAATCACCGCAGGTTGGTATTGCACAGAAGATGGTCACACGACCTCAGTGGCTCACTGGTTGGAAGAAGATGACTTCCGTAAGAACGGTGGTGTGATGAATCATGAGACTCTGACCACCATGGAAAAGCGTCGTAAGCCTTTCACCGTAGACTACACTGGTTTCGGTTGGGTGATGATTAAGAACGGTGTCTTTGAGAACCTTGAGTACCCCTGGTTCGCTCCTAAGATGCAAGTATTTGAATCTGGCAATGTCCAGGATATGTGTGGAGAAGACGTATCATTCTGTCTCGATGCTAAGGAAAAGGGTTTTGAGATCTGGTGCGATCCTCGGATCCGTGTTGGTCACGAAAAAACTCGTGTAATCTGATGTTTGATATTGTATACCGAGGGAGAGTCTTATACCGTAATCTCACACATGAAGAGTGTTCTGAGATTCTGGATGACCTCTCTCAAAGGTATTATGAAGACTTAGAATTTGATGTAAATGAATTAGAACTAAGGGAGAGTACTTATGGCTAAAATTGCATCTTCGATGAACAAGAACTTTCATGTTCCTGGACCTCCGAAGAAAACTCGACAGGGACAGAGTAAGATGACGCTGACCTCTGCCACTTCTCGCAATGGTAAGCAGAAAAAATACAGAGGACAAGGTAAAGGATGATTCAACTGAATCCCACAATCCCAGTCGTTACCCCCAAAGGTAATGGTTGGGCATTTTTTTTAATCGACCGTTCACAGGAACACGATCTTGAATGGGTTGTGTTCCTAGATAATGGTGGGTACTGTTGGACTTTTAAGAACTCTGACATTCGAATACAGAAAAACTTTACAATACATCGGAAAAATATTGCAGACTTCGGGATAGCAACCCCGTAAAAAGTTCTGATTTACCAAAATCAGGAGCTAAAACAATGGCAATTCATCCAACTGATAAAGGAAGTGAATTTATTGAGTCAGGAATGACGTTAATTACTCAGATTTCTTCCGAAAAATACCTTCAAAAACAGAAAAAAACTCAAAAATACGACGTTCCAAGTGATCGTTACTCAAGACCATGCGGTGGAGCAGGTGGTTTTGATGATTTTGTCGAAAGATGGCACGAATAACCTCCAAAATTGCGAATAAATAAGTTAGATTTATTCTATTTTCATGCCTTTAGAAAGGGTAAGTAAGGGTTTTAAGGACGTAAGTGGTTCATTTTTAGTGAGCTCACTCAATTACGACCTTATTTCGCTTAAAAATGAAAATGCAATTGCTCGTTCAATTCGCAATTTAGTTCTTACCTCGCCTGGAGAGCGTTTTTTTAACGAAAATTTGGGTTCAAATGTCTCAAAAACTGTTTTTGAGAACCTGGACAACGTTTCAGCATCAATTATTCAGAGTGAAATTGAAAATACAATCAATAATTATGAACCAAGAGTGAATTTACGCGATGTTAAGGTGAGACCAGACTTCGATAACAACAGTTTTGACGTTACAATTACATATGAAATCATTGGAATTGATGTTTTACCTCAACAACTGACATTTGCCTTACAACAGACACGATAAATGACACTAGTAAACTTTAGCAATCTCGATTTTGATCAAATTAAGAGTTCTCTCAAGGAATATTTGAGAGCCAACTCGAATTTTACTGACTATGATTTCGAAGGTTCTAATTTATCGACGATAATTGATACGCTTGCTTATAATACATACATTACTTCGTACAATGCTAACATGGTTAGCAACGAAGTTTTCATTGATTCGGCAACTTTAAGAGAAAATGTTGTTTCTCTCGCAAAAGCAATTGGATATATTCCAAGATCGAGGAAGTCATCAATCGCAACCGTTTCATTTTTTGTTGACACTTCTTCTTTACCAATTACACCATTAACATTAACTCTTCAGAGAGGACTTGTTTGTACAAGTTCTACAACTTTTCAGGGACTGAGTTATAGTTTTAATATTATTGATTCTGTTACAAAACCTGTTGTGAATAATATTGTAACATTTGACGCAATTCAGGTTTATGAAGGAACATATCTTACTCAAACATTTACTGTAGATACAAATAATCCAAATCAAAAATTCATATTATCAAATGCTGGTATTGACGTAAGTTCAATACGAGTTGCAGTTAGAAATACTCAAAATAGTACTGTGACTCGTCAATTTAGCCTTTCAGAAAACCTGATTGATATTGGACCAACATCAAAAGTCTTTTTTATTCAAGAAATTGAAGATCAAAGATACGAAGTTATTTTTGGTGATGGAATTTTTGGGGTAAAACTTGAGAACCTTAACTTTATTGAAGTTTCTTATGTTATAAGTAATGGTGAAAATGGAAATGGCATATCTAACTTCGTATATGCTGGAAGACTTTTAGATAATAATGACGCTTCAGTTGTAGAGTCAATTTCAGAAATCACAACTGACATTGCATCAAATAATGGTCAAAATTTAGAGTCTGTAGATTCAATTAAAAAATTTGCTCCAAGAATCTATGCTTCACAAAACAGAGCTGTAACCGCTGCTGATTATGAAGCGATTGTTCCTACAATATTCCCAGAGACAGAATCCATCTCCGTATATGGTGGAGAAACATTGAATCCACCCAGATATGGAAAAGTATTTATTTCAATCAAACCTTATAATGGAGATTTTTTATCCAGTATTGTTAAGGATCAAATTAAAACTCAATTAAGAAAATATACCGTCGCAGGAATTGTTACTGAGATTATTGATCTCAAGTATATATTTGTAGAATATGAATCAACAGTTTACTATAATGCAAATTTATCTCCTGGTGCTGGAAATGTAAAGTCAATTGTTGAAGCGAATCTTTCAAGATATTCCGATTCAACAGAGCTGAATCGATATGGATCAAGATTCAAATATAGCAAATTCCAAAAAATAATCGACGACAGCCATCCATCAATTACATCAAACATTACAAAAATCACAATGCGTCGTGATTTAAGTGCAAAAGTAAATGTTCTTGCGGATTATGAATTGTGTTTTGGAAATCAATTTCACATTAAAAATTCAAGAACTGGATATAATATCAAATCCTCTGGATTTAATGTTGATGGAATCGTAGATCAAGTTTATTTTGGAGATTTACCGGGATCAAATGAAAAGACTGGAAGTATATTCTTATTTAAATTGAATTCTCTTACAGAACCAGTTATTGTTAGAAACAATGTTGGATCTATTGATTATGAAAGAGGTGAAATTAATTTATCTCCAATCAAAATTACAAACACTGTAAAAATGAAAAATGGATTGAAGATTGTTGAAATTTCAGCAATTCCTAAATCAAATGATGTCATCGGAAAAGAGGATCTTTATTTGCAACTAGATATTAATAACAGTATCTTAAATATGCAAATAGATGATATTTCATCTGGCGCAAATATTTCAGGATCAACATATACTGTAACATCTAGTTATACAAACGGCAGTTTAATCAGATCATAATATGACACAGACAAGGGTAAAGACGAGTTTAATTGTTGAAAATCAAGTTCCCTCTTATATAAGAGATGAATTTCCCATGTTTGTTGAGTTTTTATCTCAATATTACAGATCTTTGGAATATCAGAGTGGCCCATCTGATATTTTACAAAATATAGATCGATATGTAAAATTAGAAAATCTTACAAATTTAATTGAATCCACTACTTTATCTGCAGACATTGAGTTTTTTGATACGACAATATCCGTTGATTCTACAAGTGGATTTCCTGATTCATATGGATTACTTTTAATTAATAATGAGATCATCACATATGAATCAAAAACATCAACAACATTTGTTAATTGTATTCGAGGATTTGTAGGAACTACATCATATCAAGATCCTGCAAATTATGATCAACTTGTTTTTTCAGATTCTGAAGTAGCAGAGCATTCTTCTGGAGAAACTGTTACAAATTTAAGTGTTCTTTTCCTAAAAGAATTTTTTACAAAAGTTAAAAATCAAGTTGCTCCTGGATTTGAAGTCAGAGAATTATATTCAGAATTAAACGAATCCTTTTTTATTACTCGTATAAAAGATTTTTATTCTTCCAAGGGATCTGATAAGTCTTTTAAAATTCTTTTCTCAGCTCTTTATGGGGAATCTGTATCTGTAATTAAACCAAGAGATTATTTAATTCAACCATCGGATGCCCAATACTATATCACCAAAGATCATGTTGTCGAGGCAATTTCTGGTGATCCTATGAGTCTCTCTGGATCAACTTTGATTCAAGACAAAACAGATTTTATTGCTGGAGCTAAAAGAACAATTTCAAAAGTAGAAAGAATACTTAGAGGTGAAAGAGAATATTATATTATTAGTCTTGATTATGATCAAGAAAAAGATGTTAACGTTTCTGATTATAATTTTGGAGAATTTGCAATTCATCCAAAAACACAAATAGTAACAACTGCAGGAATTGGTGTTACAACACTTGATGTGGATTCTACCGTAGGATTCCCAGAATCTGGAACATTAATAGCATTGGTTGCAGATGATACCACAATTTCGATTACTTATAGTGAAAAAACACTCAATCAATTTTTAGGGTGCTCTGGAGTAACTTCAGAACTCTCAGCATCTCAAGAAATTGCTCTTGACGCATATGCTTATGGAATGGTTGGTATTTCAACAGATAATGTGGTGAAAGTTAGAATCACTGGCGTATTGTCAGATTTGCAAATTTTAGATGATAATTATTATCAAGAAAAAAATGATGCAATTCAAATTAAAACATTAGGATCAAAACTAGATTCACCTAAAGCAAATAATTGGTTTTTTAATGTATCCGCACGGTATGATGTTAAAAGTTTAGAATTACTTGATATTTCAAATTTTACGTATAAGGTAAATCTTTTTGACGAGCACGATTTTGTAATTGGTGATTCAATTACACTTATTTCTTCAGATAGTAGAGAGTTTTATGGAAGTATAATTCCAGAAAATATTACTTCAATTTTTACTTCCAATGTTTCTGGATTTGATAATAAAACTTCATTTAATATTTCTGGGCAGGGCCAATTAAGCGCAAATTCTTTTTATACTGTCAGAAAAAATATTTCAAAGGTATCTACAACAAATTATGCTGAAATCGAAAGATTTTCTTCTAATATTCAAAACATTTACACAGATTTACATGATTCGTTATATTTAGCTGCAAATTCTTTACCAACATATTTTAATAGACCATTAACAATTACTGATCGTACAATTA